ATGTTCCTGGGTTTGCTACGGCACAAAATCTCAACAACTCATTTGTCGCACCTGTGAGCGATTATGTAAGCAAACTCGCAAACGGCACAATTTCGTATATTTCGACAACTGCCCCGCAAGTTCAACCGAATAGTAGCGTATTGCTTAATATCAGTAATATCGACAACTACTATGCTTCGCCAACTGGTATAATATATACCGTAGTCCCGAACGTCCAAATTGGAGGAATTATAAGCGAAAAACCGCCTCAGTTTTCTTGGAATAAAATGATTAATGGAACATACGCCGAACTACGCCTTAGTATTTTAGGCACAGATTTACAACCAATCGTTATAAACGACCCCGCTATGACCTTTATTTTAGTAATCGCTCAAAAGGAAGAGATTTCAGGATAATTTAGGAAATTAATTTCTTGCTTAATTATATAATGAGTAATCCCTCGCAAATTACAGAGCAGTATCTCAACGGCATATTTGAGAACTTACAGAAAGAGCAGTTCGCTTTGCTGAACGACATTAAAACTGGATGCGAAGCAGAACGAGAAAAAAATGTATCGAAACAACTTTCTTTTATTAATACAATTAATACAAACATTTTAAGACTGAGAAATGTGAGAAAAAATGTTTAGATAGTATATAATGGTCGCAAGAACGCATATGATGTATTTACCGAAGATGGGTGGCGGTGCCGTATTTAGGGCAGGCAAAAAATCCCCATTTATTCGAGGACGAGGTGTTGGAACAGTTCTTTTAGACGGAGGAATGGGAGGTCAGAGTAGTTATGATAGTATTGACGATTATGTAGCAACAACTGGGAGAACCATCGGGGGGTCGGGGGTCGCTTCGAGTTTAACGAAAATCGGCGGTAAGATTTCAAGTTTAGTAATTAAAAAGGAAAGTAAAAAACCTCCTCGTCAAAATATTAACTTTTCTATTTAGGTTTAGGAGTTTATTGAATAATATGATTTAGGGCAAATCATATTTTTTATCTTCGTAGAATATATAATAAAATGAGCGACAAATTAGTCTTTGACCTCGCACAGGAAATTGAAGGTTCTCCCAATGTCTTCGTCAAGAAGGATTGGTTGAATATACTCGACAACCAAAACGGTTCGTATTCATCAAATCAGTCCGTAATCGACACTTCTCAGTTGTCTAACTCGAATAAGTATATGTCTTTTAGAGAGGCGTATTTGCTTATGCCTTTGACCCTCACAGTCGGCACAATCCTCCCCGCTTCCGCTGGTGCTTTTACACCCGATAATAACGGAACATCCGCCGATTATTTAGTCGGTATGAAAAATTGGTATGGTTCTATGATTCACTCAATCACTATGGACTACAACGGAACTACTATAATCCAGCAGACTCCTTTCTGTAATATGTGGAACTCCTTTAAACTTATGACCTCTTTGTCTTGGGCGGATGTTCGCACTCAGGGTTCTATGATTGGTTTTTACCCTGATACACCCGATAGTTGGACTTTCAATGGTGCTGCCTCCACTGAGGGTTTAGGAGTTGCTAATAATACCAATTACGCTGCTACTGGAAGTGCTATTGATGTTGCGGGTCAGTTTAACGCTTTCCGTTCAGGAAGAGGTAATTTAGGATTTTTGAACCGTCAAACATACATTAACTACGACGAAGATGGTGATGTTGGTTCTGTCACCAATGCGTCATTTCTCACTAATCAAACTGCTACAACCCTATATCAGTCATACATTTCTCGCAAAGTTGATGGTGTGAATGCGGGAGCACAGGGCGTTTTACAAATCTCTATCAACGCACAGATTTACTTGAAGCATATTCACTCATTCTTTATGATGTGTCCTCTATTGAAGGGTGCTTTCCTCAAACTCACTCTTAACTTGAATAACACCACTGCTGAAATCCCTATCGGTGCTGGTTCTACTTACGGTCTTACTTCTGTTTCGAACGCTGTTGGTGGTGTTTGCCCCTTTATGGTTTCCTCTGCTTCTGCTGATAATGGTGCGGCAGGTGTGATTGGTGCTCCAACAACTATCAGGGTGAATGTGTCGGTTGGTTCAACTTGTTTAGACAGCACCCTTACAAGTATTCCTGGAAACTCGGTCGGTCAAGGTTCTTACAGAAACTTGTATTTGTATGTCCCCGCTTATACTTTCAACCCTGTATTCGAGCAAGCATACCTATCCTCACCTGTTAAGCAAATTAAATATACCGATATTTACCAATACCAAATTACCAATATTGCCTCTCAGGGACAGATTAACTCTCTACTTACCAACGGTATTGCTGGTATGAAATCGGTTCTTTTAGTTCCGTTTATCACTGCTGTGTCTTTGGGTCTTCCTTGCCCCGAATATCAGTCTCCTTACGACCCCGCTGGTTGCGGTCAAACTGCTCCCCTCGTTCAACTTACCAATTTCAATGTGGTCGTTTCAGGTCAAAATATGCTCTACAATACTCAGCGTTATTCGTTCGAGGAGTTCTCTCAGCAACTATACGGGCAGAATGCCGTTAATGGTGGAATGACTGACGGTCTTACCTCAGGTCTTATTGACTTCTACGCTTTCAAGCAAACCAATTGCTTTTACTATGTTGATGTATCTCGTATGTTGCCTGTCGAGGAAAGTGTCCCCAAGTCCGTCCAAATTATCGGACAAAATGTCTCTGCTCGTCCTATTGACCTTTGGTGCTTTATTGAATACGGCGTTGATGTTTCAATTGATATTTTGACCGGTGCGAGAGTTTAGGCGTTATTTTTCGTTAAGAATATCCCCTATTTTTTTTCTTTGTAATATGTATAATGGAACGCATAAATATTACAGCGAGCGGTAAGCAATTATCCAAATTGCGAAACGGTCATCGGGTTCGAGTTAAACCTGCTATGAAAGGCGAAGGTATTGGCGTAATTGTTTCCCCTGAAACTTATAACGCATTAACGAAAACATTTAGGAAAGGAAAGGGTGCTGAACTTGCTTTATCTCCGCCTGAAATTATGGCGAATAAAGAAGTTGCCCCTGAAATGGAAGGTCAGGGCATTTTCGGTCCTGCGGTCGATAGATGGTTAGAAAAGAAAGGGATTAAGAAGGCGGTATATAAGATTGGCGACCAATTGAAACCCGCTGCGAAAACGGCACTTATCGGTGCTTTGACTGCGGGTGGTGCTTCACTCGCTGCTGCGAACCCCGCACTCGTCCCATACATTCCCGGAGGCGTTGCTTCTCTGTCTGCTCTCGGGTTGGACTATTTAGAAAATCCTGATAGTTATTACTCGTCAAATGCTGGCGGAACAAGAGCAAGAAAGGCGAGGTCTATGGTTGGTCGAGTTGCTCAGGATAGAGCATTGTCTGAACTAAATGCTCGTTTAGGAACTGATATGGGAGCGTTGGATAGAAACGCCATCGCTCAGGCAGTCGCCGATAAGGCGGAGGCAGAAGTCGCAAAGCAAAGATACGATATTATGTCGCCCTCATATTCAGGAAGCGGTTTGTATGCTGGAAGCGGTCTGTATCTATCAGGAAGAGGTATGGTAGGCGGTGAAAGAGGCACTCGAAGACAATCGGGTTCTGTTGGTTTAGGCGGTGCTATGGTAGGCGGTGCTGTCGGTATGTTGCCTCCTGCTTTACAATCGCAACCTTACGGAGCGAACTTCCAGTGGAGACACACCCTTCCTCCCCAATTCCAACTACGAGGATAATTTAGGGCAAATCGTTTATTTATTATAAAATTAATTTCTGTATTAATTATATAATAATGCTTACTAATACGCAAATTAGAGATTTATCGAAAAGAATGAGTATCCCATTAGCAGATACTGTTTTCAAGACCGATTTACCGAGAAAGTTTGATTTTAATAAATCGTATTTTATTAATTTAGACGATGAATACAACCAAGACGGAACACTCAATCAAGGGTCTCACTGGACTTGCTTACAAATAAATAAATACCCCAACGACCTCGTAGAGGCAATATACTTTGACCCTTATGGAATTGGAGCACCCGAGGAAGTAAAAAAGGTTTTCAACAAGACAATTGGAACAACTGGTCGTCAATTCCCGCATAATACGAAGGATGTTCAGTCGCTTATGTCGAACGCCTGCGGTTGGTATTGTTTAGCATTCTTACATTACATTAATGTATTTCCAAAGCGAACCAAGAATCTATATGATGATACAGATGCCTTTTTGTCGTTCTTTGACGACCTTAATAAGCAAGTGGATTTTAAAAAAAATGAGTATATACTTAAACAATTTTTCCAAAGTGCCGACCCCAAAATGCGTAAGGATATAGATGTTTATGGCGACGGAATAAGTAGGATTTTAGAGGAAAATACCCAACCAATCGATTTGAATAAGGTTTCTATAAGGGGCGGAAAGTAGCAAACTTGTGCGGTGTTTTAGAAACTTCCCTAAGGGATTTTAAAACAACTCAATATGCTTTTTTATGAAAAGTTCTCATAAAAAAGTTTCAAAAAGGACGCACAACTTTACGGGTTTCCGTCTTCCCGTTCAACATCCACATTTAAGATATAATTAACACCTACTCCTCTTTCAAGATAAATCCAACCCTCCTTCATATAAGTATGGGTCTTTAAGTATATCGGCAATTTATCACCGCATAATTCCTGAAACTCTTTGTTGTCCCATTTTCGTCGCTTGTATGATGGTGAGAAATCCAACAAATCCCTCGCCAAATCAAAATCCGCTTTATTGTAAAAGAACGAAACACTATCGCCATCGATATTTCGCTCATCGTAATACGGGTCATACGATTTCACACTGTATCCGTAATCACAGTGAGTATTCTCTCCTTTGTGAATAATCACACCATAAACATCTCGGCATATATTACGCTTACCTCTTACGAGTTCAACATATTTGCCGTTTCTAAGAAAGCACTTTCGAGGGTCGGGGTTGGCGGTGGTCGTCATTTTTATATTATATGATTATATAAAAAGTTCTATCTAAGTCATAATTCCCTAAATGAATTATATAAACAAAAATAGTTTATATAAATCGCCTAAATATTTACAAGGTCTTCGATAGGTATTTCAATATGTTCGACAGGTTTAGAAGAAGCACCTGACCGGAAACACCTCACCATCTTACGGTTATATTTAGCAAATCTGTCGGCATCATAATCAATAAACGCAGAGCAGTCTGTAAAGTTAAACATAAAAATCTGTTTCTTATCGGTTTGTCTCACCTTATGGGTCGGGATTATTGTAGTAGGGTATGCTGTTTTAGCACATCTTCGGGATTTCAGTTCCCAAGTAGTTCCATCATTATTTTCGTAGTCATATAGGCAGAACTTGTTGTTGTATTTTTCTTTTGTATTTAGGACAGAATCGTCCAACCAATACTGTCTTATTATCGATAAAGTATCGGTTTCTTTTGCTTCACCGAACTTCAAATCATTTGCTAAACTGCGGATTTCCATTTATACATTATAACTATATAAAAATCGCCTAAATTAAACGCCTTCTTAATTTAGGCGGTAGATTATTTAGGTCTAAATATTATATTGGTTAATTATATAATGGATAAGATACGAAAATATATCGCCGACAAAAGAGCAACGCTTAGTGATAGTTCTATAACGACTTATACATCTATTTTGAAAAACCTTTACAAGAAGGTATTTGCTGACGAGGATTACGACCTATCCAAGTTCGACAACAGCGATAAGGTTATTACATTCTTAAAAGATGTAGCACCGAACAAACGCAAAACCATTCTTTCAGCGTTAGTGATTATCACCGATAAAAAGGCATACCGAGATTTGATGGCGGAAGATGTTAAAGCATACAATAAAGAAATATCGAAACAAATTAAAACCGACGAGCAAGAGGAGAGTTGGGTAGGCACACAACAGGTCAGGGATTTATACGAGTCGTTGAAGCGTAATGCTGATTTGCTATACAAGAAGAAAACTCACACCATAAGCGACCTACAAGAAATCCAAAACTTCGTTTTACTGAGCGTATTAGGAGGGATTTATGTTCCGCCGAGGCGTAGCAAGGATTTCTGCGATTTCAAAATCAAGAATATCGATAAAACCAAAGACAACTTTTTAGACAAAAACAAAATGGTATTCAACTCATTCAAGACTGCTAAGACATACGGCACTCAGGATTTGGAAATCCCGACTCAGTTGCGTAATATTTTAAAGAAATGGATTTCGATAAACCCGACCGACTTTTTATTCTTTGATAGTAATTTGAACCCATTATCGAGCGTCAAGTTAAATCAACGCCTCAATAAAGTATTCGACAAAAAGGTCAGCGTCAATCAATTACGCCATACATACTTGACCGACAAGTTTGGAGACACAATTGGGACTAAGAATGCGGTTGCGAATACTATGGAGGATATGGGTTCGTCTGCTGGTATGCTCGATACTTATGTAAAGAAATAATAATATCACAATCAAAAATTATTTGATATTATTTAAAGTTTCATCAGGATTTCACAGTAGTAAATCTTGGGGGTCATTTTTTTTACAGACCATTTTCCGTTCATCACACAGGCATCGTATAACTGTTGAACTGACTTTCCTCGTATGCCTTTACGGCGTAAGATATTACAAGAGATTTGTCCCACAACTTCAACTCCACATCTATCGACAACACTCGATAAATCCCTCTTGCGATAAGCGGGGATTTGGTGAGGGAAAGCGGGAGGGCGGAGAGCGGGTTTAACGGGTAAGCGTTTAATAGCGGATTGGCGGTCGGCGAAATAAGGGCGGGGGTCTTCTTCCATTCTTATATTATAGTATTATATAAAAAATTGCTTCTAAGTCGGTTTTCCCTAAATGATTAATATAAAAATACCCCATCATAAATAATGTATTTTAGACCAAAATTAAGATTATATATAGAATTAACTGAAAATTAACTTAAAAACTGGTTAAAACTTGTTAAACTGTTAAATAAATTAATTTTATTAACCCTTTATAAAGAATAATACAATTTTTAAGTTAAAAATCGCATTATTTGAGTTAAAATCTTAATAATCAGTTAATCCCTCGATTCCATTACCTTCCATTTTAATACCTTTTATTCCTTTTTCGGTTTGTTGATTGTAATATATCAACGCATATCGAGTTCCTTTAAATGGTTCGGTTCTGTGAGCAAGGTTTGCTCCGTTAAAAATAATCAATCGGTTATGCGTATCGTATAGTTTGGGTGTGTCTTTCGTATCATAGATATATAACCCACCGCCTGTATAATCACCGAGGAATGTAATCGCACCAAATCCACTATTGCCTCCGTCAATATGCTTCTTTGCTTTAAGGTTTCTATTTATTGTAATAGTTGTATATTTAAATCCAGTCGGTAATATTTCATTACCATATTGAACGACCTTTTTGAAAAGTTCCGGTTCTCTTTCGTTTGCTGAAAATGGACTTATCCCCAAATTACGCCGTCTCCCGATTCCCATATTGAAAGTCCAACCTTTATAACCGATTAAATCTCCCCTCGTTTTCTTTTTGTCTTTTCTTGCGGGTTCAATTCTTGGTATTTTCGCATTTTCGAGTAGAGCGTAAAGTTCGTTTTGTAGTTTCTCAATTTTATCTGTTTTATCGATGTCGTCAATTTTTACAACAACACTCGCAAAATCGTCTATTGGTATAGCGTCAAGGTTTGTGATTTTACCACCTACGATTTTACTGACGCCTTTACTTAGTAATATTTCACCCATATCGCCTCGGCGGAGGTTTTCTTTCACAAGGTCAGGATGTTTGCGTATTAGGATTTCGGCATCTTGTTTCATAGTCGTAATACGCTCTCCTGCGTTTTTCGTAATATCATATACGAACGACACTCGATTAAATCGTATCATACCGCCATTTTTCAAAAACGAATTGATGGCGTATTCATAATCGCCTTTTATTTTTATTTTGAGGTCTATTTGATTATCTCGTTGATTTATAATTCCCATAAATGCTCCAACTACAAATCGCAAATCCTCTGTATATTCTTTTTGACTTTCCATAAAATACGCATTTGCTACTGGATACAACCCGAATAAATTAAAACCTTTCTGTTCGCATAGTTCGAACCCTTTCTTAATTATATCGCCGATGTTTTTCATTTTCACCAACTTCCCTCCTTGTAGTTTTTTAAAAGAACTTATATCGTCATCTAACTTCAAAATATGCTGACCTTCTTTGTAATGTTTAAAAACCCAATTCATTTGCCCGTATATACCCTTATTTTCATTTGTTATAATAATATCATTATAGAGTTCTTTTGGGATTCCGTCTTTATACATTTTTGCTTGCTCGGCATTATGAACCACCAAGAAAATCTTATTCGGCGGTATTTTGTTTTCTTTTAATGTCGTTAATGTCTTTTTAAAACATCGTTCGACTCTATTGTATGTAATAACAACAACGATGTAATCTTTAAGATTATTTACAGACCCTCCGCTTATATTAAGGGACGAGGAGGGCAGTTCGCCCCCATTTATTTTTTTCGCATAGCAGACGCAACAGACAATGCTTCTTTATACGATATTCCCTTATCTTTGGCGACCTTCTTAACAAGAGAAATCCAAGCAGAGCGACCACCCACACCAGCACCTGTCGCCTTACGCACAGCGGGAGCAATTACTTCCTTACCGAGTTTCGAACCCGCAGCAGAACCAACCACACCACCAAGACCACCAGTAGCAAGACCAGCAAGACCACCGACAGTCGCAGCAGTCGCAGCGGGAATGCCGTAATCAATTAAATCAGACGCTAAACCGCCCTTCTTTGCGGTTATATACTTACCTGCCTTTTCACCCAACTCCTCAACCTTTTTAGTTGCCTTTTTGCCGATAATCTTCTTACCAGCATCCCTGAAAAACTTTTCGACATCTTTGGTTTTGATTCTACCACCACACATTTCGCAACGGTCGCACATTCCTTTTATACAATTAACACAGATTTTTTTTTGGTCTAAACCCATTCCCTTAATATCTTCCATTTCTGCTTCTGTTTCTTTACCACTGAAACCTCTTCCCGAAATCAATACATCTAATTTTCCAGCAAAACCTGTGATACTATTGGCGAACTTACGCAAATACGGCATACCCTCGAATAATTGCTTGGTGTCTTGTTTGATAAACTTATAATCTTCCTCTGTTCCAATAGCAGACGATTTCAGCATACTTAGCAAGTAATCCTGACAGTTATTGTCTTTCGCTGAGTAGGTGAAATATTTACCGCCCATTTTGTTTTTATTATTGCTAAAAAGTGTTTCCATAGTAATTGACGGGAGATTGGTAATCGTTCGATATTCCGCCTTTTCACTTCTTGCTGGTATGCTTTCGCTTATGATAATAACCTCATTTTTCTCAGTCATAATCTTCTTACCGCTTTCGAGTGTTAAAACGGCGAACAAATGGAAAAGGTCGTCGTAGTCCGCTTTCATTACTCGCTTACCAAACTCGCCTCCACTTATAGCGTTCAATACTCCTTTGAGTGCCGGTAAAACGGGGTCTCTTCCAATTTCTATTGACTTTATCATTTCGCCTCCGTATTTTTTAAGGATTGCTCTGCCCTTTGGTTGATAATCTTTTCTTCCGCTTATTACAACGCTTGCGAAATCCTTAGCATCATCATATCCCTGTTTTAAAGTAGTTATTCCCGATTTTACGCCACTCTTAACCGCTTTCGCACCTCGGGTAAATGTATTTTTAAGGTCGTCTAAAATACCACTACCCATCGTTTCTTTTAGTATATCATTCGCCCTCTTATACACCAAACCTGCTCGTTTATTGCTCCCGAACTTCATAGATATTTCCCTCGCCATCGCTCGACTACCTAACTTATAATTTTTTACACCGTCTTTGGTTAAATATAACGCAATAATTCTGTATTTATCATCGTCGATTTCTTCTTTTGTCGCATTATTTAATTTATTTCTATCGCTTATAATTTTTCTAAATACTTCGTCTGTATTAAGGTTGTATAATTCATCGAGCGTAGTCTTAGACATTTTTATTGATTTTAAACTCCTTTTGTATTTGTCGAGTTCAACCCCACCTTTAAATGCTTCTTCTATTTCGCCATATTTCGATGCTGTTTTTGGTGCGTCGGGTTTTTTAGGTTGGTCGATTGCTTCGCCAGTTCTTGAATTAATTTCGGTAAATGTTTGTCTCAAATATTCTCCCATTTTTTTACTTATATCCAAACTCGTTGAATGTAATAATCCAGCGTATGACGGGTCATTTCTATCGACTGCTTCCAATTTAAACTTCCAATTTTTAATTCCAATATTTTCATATATTTCGCTAAGCATTACCTCACCCAATCGAGTATAACCCTTAATAAGTTGTAGCATATATTCGGGGTTTTCTTTTGATATATCCAACGCTTCTGTAATGAGTTGGTCGCTTGTTTTTTCAGGGTTTGTAATAACCATTTCAGCAAAGAATACAGACCACATTCCACAAAATCCAGCATATTTGTTTCCAAAAATGTCTGCTCCAATTTGCGATTGAATTGATTGAAATCCCGCACTTTTAGGATATTTTGTAGGGCATATATCGATGGGAGGAACAAATCTAACTTTACCGAGATATTTTTTCATATCCTTTTCCCAAAATGTTTTCAGGACTTTATTGATAATAATTTCGCCTTGGGATGTTATTCCCTCACTTAACCCCGATTTCGACCCGTGAGGTTCAAACCTTTCAACTAATCCTTGTTTTGGTCTAAATACAATCATATTTGCGTGCCCCGATTTGTCCGCTTTGTAATTTGTGCTTTTGTTTCCAGCACTATCTTTCACCATTTCTTTTGTATATCCTCTTAATGAAAGAGGTAAAACAATTACTTCTTCTCCTCTTTTTATACAACCCTGTATATGTTCTCCAAATGCTTTTACAAACTTATCTGTAAATATTGGCGTTAATTCTTCGACTTTATTCATATTCTCATTCGAATAAATCACTCTTAACCCCGAGTTTGTTCCCGACCAAACATTTCTTCCGCTTGCGAGATTGCTGTCCCAAAAGCATTTGTTTCCATATTTAAGTAATAACCCAGCGAAAATAAGATTAAAGAAAAACGCATATGGAGCGAAAAAATCTAAACCTTGTTCCGCTCCAATTTTTACCATTTCGTCCATTCT